GCCGACTATCGTCTATGGATAGAAGATGGAGGCAAGCAAGAGAAGATGATTAACGACCTTAAGAGATTGTCCTTTGAAGAGCATAACAAAGGACTTATCAACATGGGACAGGTAGTAAAACTCTATTCTATGGAGTCTGTACGGGAGATGGAAAAGGCTTTGGAGAAGTTCTCTGAGATAGCTGAACAGAAAGCAGGACAGAGGATGCAGAATGAACAAGAGGCAGAGCAACAGAAGATTCAGATGGAGAATGAGTTTAAGGCTCTCCTTGAAAAACAAAAGAATGAGTTAGGACAGATGCAGCTTCAAATTCAAGGAGCCCAACTGGAATGGGAGAAACAGAAGTTCGACATGGAACAGAAGTTTAAAGACAGAGAGCTTGCACAAGAAAAACAACTTACTGAAGAGAAGATTGATTCAGAAAGAGCTGTTGAGATGGCTTACCTTAAGGAGAAACAAGCTGAGACTATCGCTAATCTACAGGTAGCTAAGATTCAGACTCAGGCTAAAGTAACTACTGACATGGCAAAGGTTGGTGCCACAGCACAAAAGGCGAAAGAAAAAATTAAAGATTAATAACCTATTGTTGAAAACTTTTTTGTCAGTGTTTTGACAGATTGTCATTTAAGAACTATTTTTGAGGATTAATTTTACCAGATAAACAGATAAACAGATAAAAAAACTATTATGATAACACTATTCAGAGATCCGGGACAAGAACCACAGGTAGGGATGCCACCTGTAGAACCAACTCCTGCAGTAGAACCAGTTAATCTTGACAATCTTGTTGAGCCGGAAGGTAGTCAGATGGCAGACCTTACCATGGGATTGCCCAATTTTGACAACAATCCTCCTTCTGAACCTCCGGTAGAACCTCCAGCGGGTACAATAAATTTAACACAACAACCAGGTACTCCTGTCACACCAGCAGAACCTAAAACTCCGGAACCTATCTCTCCTTATCAGTCTATCGTAAACAAGTACTATGCAAAATATGGAGATAAGTTTGACCTTAATACCAAAGACATAACCGAAGAGAATTTCACTGAACGTATCGAAGAAGCTATCTTCTCTGCAAAGCAGAGTGAGCTTCATCCGGAAGTCCAGAAGTTCAACAAGGCGATATCTCAAGGTGTTAAACCCGAAGAGTACATCCAAAAATACAGTAAGTCACTTGATATTGAAAGCATGCCTTCAAAGGAACTTGTCGCTCTCTCTCTGAAACAAAGTTACGGAAAGACAGAACAGAGGCCCAATGGATGGGATGATAATAAGATTGAAGACACTATCAAGAAGATGGAAACCTCCGGACTTCTTGATATAGAAGCGGAGAAGATTAAAACCAATTATCAGGAAAATCGTGCAACTATGGCTGAACGGCTTGCCAACGAACAAAGGCAAATGCGTGAAACCGAAGAGCGTTCTATTAATACAGAACGTGACAGGCAAATTAAAGAATCTATTAACTATTTCAATACACTTAATGATATTAATGGACTCCCTATCTCGCAAAGCGAAAGAGAAGGATTTGTTGATGAATTTAAGTATCTGGTAACGCCCACCCAAGAAACAGGTATGTCACCACTGGCTGAAGCATTGCAAAGCAATGAAAACCTTGTGAAGATTGCATGGTATCTTAAAAAGGCCGACTCCAAAATAAGAGAATCTCTTTCACAGGCAAAAGAGAACACCAAGAACAACTTCTTTAATAAGTTGGACCCAGAACCAAAGCTACCCAAGAAGACCGGACCGGTTCAATCCACCGGCATAGACTTAGATGCCCTGGTAGCACCAGCAACTTCTTAATTATTAACTAAAAACTAATTTAACATGAAATTTATAGGAACTTCGAGTTTTGATGCCAATAGGACGACAATGACAAACTCCTTGGCAGCAGCACTCTTAACACGACCAGAGATTTCCCCGAATGTTACCAATCTCTTTGAGAATAACTTTTCGGCTTTCTCTTCTTACCTTGCAAGACGTGGTATGACAAAAAAAGGTCTTTACGAAGACTTTAACTCAGCCAGCTTCAAGGTTATTGGAAACAGGCAGTTCAAATGGGCTTTGAAAGGATATCCTTTCCGTAAGGGCACCGTTGTTAATACAGTAGCAGCAACATCAACTTCTACTCTTAATAACATCACCTTTAATTTGGATTTGGACACCAACTATTTCAGTCCCAATGACAACCTGGAACTTGCTGATCGCAGGACAATCGTTCAGCTTCTTGACACCTATCCTGTTGAAACCGCTCCCGGAGTATGGAGATATCAGGCTAAGATGGCAAGTAATGTTGCAGGTTCGTTCATCGCCCAAGCTTTGCTTAATGCGGGTGCAGAAGTAGGGTTCAGCCACACAGCTTTCCCGGAACTTTCTGAGACAGGATACGAAAAGAACACATATCCTGAATGGCATACCAATTTCATGACCATTCAGCGTATGCAGTTTTCTATCAGTGGTTCAGCTGCCGAGACAGTATTGTGGGTTGAGCATAATGGAAGCAAACTGTGGGTAAAACACCAGGATATCGAGATGCTTCGCAGGTGGGCTTATTCAAGAGAAAATCAACTTCTCTATGGAAGGGCTACCATCGATGCTAATGAGAACGTCTATGTAAAAGACTTGAAAGGTCGTGAGATCGTTCAGGGTGACGGACTCCTTGCACAAGGCGATGGCTCGTTGAAGTATCAGTATAACACACTGAACGTCCGGGTTATTGAGAATGTGATGTCCAACCTTCAGCTTTTGACCAATAATGATGGCCTCACCGAAGTATTCGTAATGGGTGGGCAAGCCTTCATCTGGGATTTCCAACGTCTGATGAGAGATGTGTTTAAATTCAATCCTGAGCCTCTGTTCGTAACGGAAGAAGGTAAAAAACAAGGAGTGAAAGTAGCATTCAACTCTTATGAGATGGGTGGGGTGAAAATCGTGTCAGCATGGAATCAGGCATTCGATGCAGCATGGAGGCCACAAGATCGTGATATCACAGGAACATCCAAAGAAAGTCGTAGAGCCCTTTTCGTATCACTGGGAAATACTATCGGCCAGGATCCTATGGTGGAACTTGTTGCTCTTGGAAAGCGTTCTATGGTCCGCAAGACTATTGATGGAATGGCTTCTCCCGGAGGTAATAAAGAATTCGCTTCTAACTCCATGGACGGATATCAAGTACAGGTTCTGAGTGAAACCGGAATCAAACTTGGCAATCCGTTTGGCGTAGCCGAACTTTTCAAACCGTAATTAATCATCAACAAAAAAGAATAAAATGTCACAGATACAAGATACAGATAATTTGGTTCGGTTAGTTGGCATAGACAACCGGTTCCATGTAGCACCCGTTTATATATGTCCTAAGTTCGATCCCATCACCAATGAGTTTACTATTGGAGGGAAGAAATATAAGGGCAAGGCAAGCGGAGATGCCAAAGATGCACCTATTATTGCCGAGGGAACACCATTAAGAATAAGTGATGTCGACTCTTATCGCTTTGCTCATCTTCAATCTTTCAATATGACAAGTGATGTTGACAGGTTTTTACTTTCTCTTGCCAAGGACTCCGAGTATGTAGCCGAAAGCAAGTCAAAGGTAAACCCAACACAACACCGGTATTATATCGAGAACAAAGAAGAAGAAGCGGAAGTGTTGATATCTAAGTCCGAACTCATTTTCGATGCCATGGGTAAAATCAAGGCAATGAGTCTGGATGAGATGATTGACTTTGCAAGGCTTGTTGAGGTATACACGAAAGGGTTGTCCAAAAAACAAGTTGAGGCGGGGTTGCTTAAGGTTGCTACCGATACTCCTAAGAAGGTTATCGATACATTCAATGATGCCAACCGCAAAGTTCGCACATTCCTTAAGAAACTTGTTGCTTCCCAGGTCATCAAAGTTCTTAATGGTAAGTACACCTATGGTAATGAGTTAATAGGTATTAACGAAGATTATGCCATTGAATTCTTAAAAGATACGGCTAATAATGCACTGATTACTCAGTGGAATTCCATGCTTAAGTCTGAATCTGCTAAAACCGCTTAATAATGATTGTCACTGCACAGGATATGTATGAGGCTCTCCAGGATGAGTTAAACAAGGAGGCTACAGGCACTATCTTTCCTGACGAAGCTGAGAGGCTTCTCAACAGGACGCAGCTGGATTATATCGTTGGCAAGTATGACGAAGCGGAGAAGACACAGAAGCGTATTGACGATTTAAGGGAGGTTACGGTTATCGGGGAGTCGATACTTAACACAGGTAGTAATACTGCAGGAGGAGAGATTTTCGCTCTTCCTTATAGTGCTACTGCTAATGTGACGACAGTAAAGAATCCTTCTGGTACCAATAGGGGATATCTGTTTCTGCTTAATGCAGCGTTTAAGATTGCCTATGTCGACAACTCATGTTTTACCGGTATATCCGGCTATCTAAAGAGCAAGCCGATGAAAAGCGATATTAAATTTGAAATAGCGAGAGACCCTTTTAACAAACCTACCGATGAGCGTCTTTACCATCAGACTACCGGAGATAGGCTTTTGCTCTTTACGGGAACAAGTTCCTATGGAACAGAAGTCCTTATTGACTACATAAGATATCCCCGTGATATTGTTATCCAGGGCAATTCTCCTGTTAGCTGTGAACTTAGTCTGCATGCTATTCTGGAAGTTGTCAAGCTGGCAGCGAGAAGGTGGAAAGTCTATACTGAGAGTCCGACTTATCAGCCACAGCTTATTGATGATAGGCAAACGGTACAATAAATAAACTCTTTTTATTATTAACAATTTAATACCAAACAACTATGTTACGAAGACAACCCGAGAGGATTTTGATTAATTCTCTTTCAGCTAATACAGTTATTGGCGATGCAAGTGGTGTTGTAATTGAAGGTTACGGAGAAATCTTGTTAGCCGATGTAATCAATTCCTATTGCGATTGCCCGAGTCCATGTGTGGCACAGATAACCACCGTACTCATCACCATTCCCGATTCTTGCGAATGTCCTTATGAGTGGCCATTGACCATTCGTTGCAAGCCAAGATTGCAGTCCTATGAGGTTCAGCAGACTTTTGGCTCAACCAAATACTATGGCTATTCAGATCCTGCCGGTGGAGTACCTACCGCTGATACTGCCGGCCCGGCTATTGCTGCTGCTATCAACGCAGACCCTACAGCATGTGTCACCGCTACTTATGATGCCGGTACCGACACTCTTACTCTCACTGAGAAAGATTGTTCACAGACAGCAGGCTTTGATGCGTTCACTGAATCTGGAACAGTAACTCTTGACACAGCCCACGTAGAAGAAGTCCTTTCTGCTGACTACATGCACAAGTTGTTCCCCATCAAAGTTGGAGTTTTTGGTTCAAACCCAAATCTTCCTTCTTGTGGAGACTATTGTGTATGGCATTTCGTTATCCGGAAGTCATGTGACGCACAGGACATCAGTGCAGCCAATCACTACAATTGCTACGAACAGGAGGTTTATTTTTATGTAAATAAAAATGATGCCAACTACGAAGCATACTGGGTGACAGAGATGAACGCTGCCGGCCTCGGAAACTGTGTAAGTTAATCCGCCCCCGGTTCTATGAGCAACTGGGAGATGATAATGACTATTGTCTGTTTCTGCCTTGGTTTACGGGCTATAACAGATGATAACAAGATAGGGTTTCCGATAAGGGAGTTCTTCCTTGACCGCTACCATCTTCCTTTCATAGGACTAATAGCAAGCCCCCTGATACTCTGCTGTACTTGTATGGCGAGTATTTGGGGGACTGTTATTTTCTGGTGGATTCACCTGATACATCTGAACCAATCTTTCTTTCTCGTACCACTCGATGAGTGGGTTTTCTGTTGTATGGCATCTGCTTTTTTCAATGGTTTCTTCTGGTCTTTATTTGAAAAATTAAAATAATGATTGATTATATCTATATTATTCCTACTTATAATCGCTTTTTATTAGCAAAAAAAGTAGTTGATTCCATTCTTTTGTTTAAGCAGAATTGTAGAATTATTTTACTTAATGATGGTTCGGAAGATGAGAGGTATAGTCTTTTTGAAAATTATAACAATAATCTTGTTTATTTGAAAAATAATATTAATAATGGTATTAATTGTTATTGGAAAACAGTTAGGACTTTATTTCAAGAAATTTCTAAATATAAATTCAAGCATGGGATAATGATGAGTGATGATTTTGATTTTATAGAAAACTTTGCTTTAATAATTAATAAATACAAAAACAACTCTGATATCATACGTTTATTTACACAAGATAAAGTTAATTCTAATTGGGGATATAAAAATTGGATTGATGGAGCTTTTTGTGCTTCATATAAATTTTTTAGTGATTTTAATTTTGAAATTTTCCCAATACAAAATAGGAAATTCACATCATCAATGGTTGGTTATCAAATGACAGTAAGACTAAATGAATTAAATTATAATGTTTTAGATATTGGTTCGTTTCTCATTCATAAAGGAAATGAAAATTCTGTTATGCATTCAGCAATAAGATATCAACATTATTTAGAATCTTCAAAATTCAATAATTATTCACCTATAATTTGCGGTATTGCAACAATAGAAAGTCGAATTTTACATCTTGAAGAAACAATTAATTCTATTATTGATCAGGTGGATAAATTGATTGTTTATCAAAATGGATACAAAGAATTATTGCCTTTTCTTGAAAATGAAAAAATAGAGATTATTAGTTCATTGGATACCAATATTGATATGGGTGATGCCGGGAAGTTTTTTAAGGTTAATGAATATAAAAATTGTTACTATATTTCCATTGATGATGATTTAATTTATCCTGAAAAATATGTTGAGAATATAATAAATTATTTAAAATTATACAATAATGATTGTATTGTTACTTATCATGGACGTAATTTTCCGAAAGATGCTACATCATATTATCGTAATGCGAAAGAAAGATTTCGTTGTTTAGATAATGTTATTGGGAATCATGAAGTTCAGTTTGGAGGAACTGGTGTTATGGCCTTTTATACCAATAGAGTAAATATTGGATTTGATTATT